TAACCTTTAAACATTAATATGGCTAGACCAACTACAATTCCAGCAGCAACTAAACCAGTAATTACAATCACTGTTATCAGTATGATACGCTGAACTAACTCTGCCCGTTGTTTTTTCTGCTGGGCCAACATTTCCATGTGCCTTTTGCGTTTTGCCGCTTGATCAGCTTTGGCTTTCACATAGGTAGTATGAAGGGCGGGATCTACCACTATGAGCATATTCTCAAGATCCTTTTCGTACCGCTCTTGCTGCCTACGCATCATGGAAATCTTTAAAAGATCGCTATGGCTGACATTAACAAACTTCTCCCTCTCATTTTTCTCAAGATCATCTAAGCCCTGACCAAAATCGAGAATGGCAGACATAACCCGTTGCGCACCGCCTTGAGCTTCACCAGCAGTCTCTATTAATTTGCCAATTTGGTTTAAAATTGCCGCAGCAGCCGCCACGCTTTCGATGATCATGGCTCACCTTCAGTTATGGTTTGCGAGACATATAGGCAGTAGCGCCGAAATAAAGACCTATAATTGAAGCTTGAGAAAGAAAAAGCATATCCGAAAGAGAGGAAAGGGTACTAAGCCTGTCTTCTGGGACAAAAGGCATTAAAGGCAGCAATGAATACGCGACCATAGAACCCATCGCTACCCATGCTATGCGCCTCTGAGAGTCTTGTTTTTCCTCTCTAAGATCTAATTCGATCATTTGAGTAGCGCGTTCAAGTTCTTCATCACTGACAGTACCATCATTATCTATATCGTACTTAGCCCAGACAGAATCTTGTTGCAATTTTTTAGTCATTGTCTTTTATTCTTTGTTGACGATAAAACTCCATGTATTCCTCCCACCGAGCAAATCGTTTTTCTTCGTGAATATAAAATAAACCGCTGTACACACTCATTATCAATCCCAAAACTTTTGGTTAGCCCCAGCCATCACGGGCTTACAGTAAGCTGTTATTTTTTGCTGTTTAATCCCGCCCCTGCAAAGAGCATCTCTGCAATTATGTTCTATCCAGTAAGCAAACTGCTGACAACGATGAATGTCTTTAAACAACATACTCTCTGCGCCATCAACAACATTGCCTTCTACGACTGTTATTAGCATAAATGCTAGAATTGCACCTTTCATCAATCATAGAAATTTTGCAGCGACGATGGTCGCCACCATGAACGGATAAACTCCCCAAATCATCATTTCAAGTTTTTTAAACTTATCGGAACCTTCACTTAACCGTTCTTCAATTCGTTCATAGCGTAGTGCACATTCTCTTTGATGTGTCTTTAATTCCGCTAATGTTTGTTGAGACTCGCTTACTTTTGGGGGTGCTTTTCTTGAAGCCATTACTGTTCCTTTTTAGTAAACTGGATAGGGTTGACGGTTGAACCTTGTTTTGCCTTACCAATATTCAGAGCAATAGTTTCAAGAATAGGGTAGATATACTTTCCCATAAACTCATTGTCTTTAGGGGTA